TTCATCCGCAACATTGTCAGGTCGAAAACCCTCTGGTATTTCATACTTATCAAAAAGAGTTATGATACTCTGTAAATCTTCTCTTAATTTAACACGACGAAATAAATTTTTTGCATCAACATAATCTAATGATGAGTTTTTATCAGATAAGAATGACGGATATCTTAGTGTTGGTAATTCTCTGAAATACATTAGAATCCTACTCCTGATGAATCTTTGTCATAATCGTCAAAGTAAATGGGTTCAATCTCTTTAAATGTTAAGTCAAGTTGCATAGAGATTGGTGTGGCATCATCATAAGTAGCATAGACACCCTCACCTGTATAGTTAACTGCCATATTTGTAAGAAAACATTGCTTGAATTGATTTAAGAATGGATGATTACTATTACCTTTTCGATATCTTAGTTCAAATAGATTAGGTGTTTTCATAAAAATTGAACTTCCACCAATTGTATCTCCACCAAGTTTTGGTGCCATATTCTGTTTAAATGACCTGATAATTTGTTTACACTGATTTGCTTCAGATGGACTACGAGGTGTAAATTTAAATGAGAAACTAAAACTTCTTAATGTAGGGCCGTTGAAGAGTAATTCTAAGTTAGGATTAAATATCTGCCCTTGTTGTCTTGCAAGTAGTTGTTCTGGTGATACGTTCGCACCAAAGATACCCATCGCAGAGGATGTTGCTTTTGCTGTTAATCCATCTTTTGCTGCTTTCATAAGTGCCTCTGCTTCACCCGGAGCTAAGTTTCCACCGATCATTTCAGATGCGTTATCTACTCCTTGTTTAAAAGTTTGTGCACCAGATAAAGTTTTAACTGCTTCCGCACCAGACTTCATAACACCACTCACCGCACCAGCAGCAGCACCAGTAAGAGTATTCATTTTACTGTCACCATAACTTGCACTATTACCATCTTTAATATCTGATGGTATTTGTAATAGAATAGTTCCTGTATTTTTGACTGCCTTTGTGGATAAGGATCCAGAGCGTGTGTTACCAACTCTAGTGTTTAATGTATTTCTTCCAAATCCTTTTTTCTGTATTAATCTTGATCCATCTCTCTTATATTCTTTTATATCTATCTGTAAATAGTCAGTTGTACCTGTTAATGCTTCTAATGGATATCTTAAAATTGCCATATCGACCTTATTTTTTAACTATTTAGACGAAATTTTCCAAAGGGTAATGCTTGTAGATCTTTTATCTCTTCAGCCGTCACTTGATATATACCACCAACCACTTCATTGAAGGTATATTGTCTTGATTCTCCCCAGTGAAAATTAACTCCTACAAAACCCCAAGAAAATACAGATGTCACTGCAACAAGGGGATTTTGATCATATCTAATTCCCGGAGTTTTTGGATTGTAAACAAATAAACAGAAGTTACCTGCCTGTGGTGCACCACCCTCTGTGAGTAGATCCATAATTTCTACCATCAAATCATCGGGATCTTCAATCCCGATCAAAACATCTAATGCTGGTGCAATTCGACTCATTTAATTCCTAGTTCATCTTCGGTCATCACTTTGAATTCGTATAGTCTATCTTTACAATATTCTGTAGCTGCTTTCCATTTTGCTTGATTACGAGCATATTCATATGCTTCATATAGATAACTCTTTGTCTGTCTTTTTGGTTTTGAAGGAGGTTTTAATTGTTTCTTTGGTTTAACTTCAATGATATATTTTTTAATTTTACCTGTAGTCTCCTTTAACTTAACATAAAAATCTGGAAAGTATCTATGAATCTTTTTATCTACAGGAGATCTGTATGGTATTGCAATCTCTTCACTTCCCCACTCAAGTATATTTTCATTTAGGTCACAATATACCATGAATTTTCTTTCCCATAGGGAACGATAAATCACTTTTGTATAATCACCTTTATATTTTTGAGGGTATGTAGGTTGATACCTTCCCTTATATGACATAAATAGAAATATAGTAAAATCATATAGGTATTTAGTGTGAGTTTTGTATCTAAAATAACGATGGATGATGCCAAAGTAAAATTTGGTAGTCTTTCACTCAATAATCAATATCAAGTGCATTTTGCTGGTTTGAACGGTGAGGTAATACAATTTCTGAGATTTGATAAGAGAATTGATAATGTTCAGGATTTCATAAGTCGTGAAACTGGTATTCTTTGTAGTGATGCATCATTACCTGCGAGTGCTTATGCCACAGCAGAGGTGAAAGATAATTTTATGGGTGTGCCACAAGAGTTTGTACACTCAAGATTATATACTGATATCGACTTTACCTTTTATGTCGATCAAGATTATACTGTTTTGAATATATTTGAGGGTTGGATGGATTATATTTCTAGTGGTGCCACTGGTGAGGTTGCTGATTTCCAGAAACCATTTTATCGTAGAATGAGATACCCTGATACTTACAAGTGTGATACAATGTTTATTACTAAGTTTGAAAAAAATCAAAAAAGACTTTTAAGGTATCAATTTATCAATGCTTTTCCAAAAGCAATCACTCCAATGCCTGTTACTTATGGACAAGCTGACTTGCTTAGAGTGACTGTAAGTTTCAACTATGACAGGTATATTGTTGCAAACAAAGTAAATCCATGATATACTGCTAAATAAACATACTGAATCAGATAATTATGCCATTACCCAAGATTAATACTCCAACGTATGAATTGACATTACCATCAAATAGTAAGAAAATTAAATATCGTCCCTTCCTTGTCCGTGAGGAAAAGATACTAATTCTAGCACTTGAATCTCAGGACATGAAACAAATATCAAGTTCTATTGTTGAAATCATGGCTGATTGTATTCTTACAAAGGGAGTTGATATAAACAAACTACCTAGTTTTGATATTGAATATTTGTTCTTAAACATTCGTGCAAAATCAGTTGGAGAGACAGTTGAAGTTGTCGTGACTTGCCCTGATGATGGTGAGACTACAGTTGATACAGAAATTAGTATTGATTCAATCAAAGTCAAGAAAACAAAGGGTCATAAGAATATTGTTAAACTTGATGATAAGTATTCAATGAAACTTAAATATCCTTCGATGCAACAATTTATTGATGCAAACTTTGATGCAGGTGAAGAGGGTAGTCAAGTTGCACAGTCATTGAATATGCTTTCAACTTGTATTGATATGATATATGATGAGGAGGAAAGTTGGGATGCAAGTGATAGCACACCTGATGAGTTGAATGAATTTGTTGAACAGTTGAATACTAAACAGTTTAAAGATGTTGAAAATTTCTTTAACACTATGCCTAAGTTAGAACATAAAGTTAAAGTTAAAAATCCAAAGACAGGTGTTGAAAGTGAAGTTGTACTGGAGGGACTAGCAAGTTTTTTCAGTTAGGTATGGCTCACACGACTCTTGAGTCATACTATAAGGTGAACTTTGCCTTGATGCAACACCATAAATATTCATTAACAGAGATTGAAAACATGATGCCTTGGGAACGAGATGTGTACGTTGCCCTGTTGAAACAATATATTGAAGAGGAAAACATTAAAGCACAACAAAGTGGCTAAATTACCAAAACTAGAGCAAGAATATACGGGAGTTAATCCAAACACGGGTGAATACATGTCACCTGCTGAGAGGAAGATAGCATTTGCAAAAAGAACTGGTAAAGATGTAAAGAAGATGCCGAAGATGTCATCTACAACTGTGGGTGGTGCCTTTGGTGGAGTGAAGGGTGGTGCATTAGTAAAACAGGATAGATTATTTAAGGTAGAGCAAGAGATAGGAGAGGCAAATAAATCTTTAGTTGAGATAAGATCAATATTAGAGAAGGATTTTGAAAGAAAAATACAACAAGATAAAGACGAGATTACAGATTTACAAACATTAGATAGTAAAGAAAAATTTAAACGCAAAGAAAAAAGTGTAGAAAATAAAAATTTAGGAGATAAGATTAAAGATCAGGCAGAAAAAGGTTTAAAACCATTTAAGTCAATGACAGACAAGTTGATCGAACTTGCGACATTCTTGACAGCTGGTTTTCTTGGTAATGCTGCATTTGAATTTTTAAAAGATCCTGCTGTGCGTGATGCGTGGCAGGGTATCACAAAATTCATGATCAAACAGTTGGGATGGATTGGTAAGACAATTGGATCATTTATTGGTTTATTCACATTTAAAAATCTTTTTAAATTATTTAAGACAGCAGCAAAATTTGTTATAAACTTACCTAAAAAAATATTTAATTTCGTCAAGAGTTTATTTAAGATACCAAAGAAGATAGGTCGTCTTTTTAAAAAGATTGGTATTAAAGTACAAAAGGTTGCAAAGAAAGTAAAGAATCTTGCCAAGACCATAGCTGGTATAATTAAGAAGGTTACAAATTTCCTTAAAGGAGGAGTTGGAAAGGTTTTAGGATTTGGAAAAAATCTACTTAAAAAGGGAAAAAATGTAGTTAAAACATCATCTGCAATTGTTAAAAGTGGTGTAAAAAATCTTGGTAAAACAGGTGCTAAAACTGTTGCTAAAACTGGTGCTAAAACTGCTACGAAGGCTGCTGGTAAAGGTGCTGCTAAATCAGTATTAAAGAAAATACCTTTTGTTGGTCTTGGACTTGGTGCAGCGTTTGCTGTTGATGCATTAAGAAAAGGTGATTGGAAAGGTGCATTGATGGAACTTGGATCAGGTGCAGCATCTATGATTCCCGGTGTTGGTACTGCTGTGTCAACTGCGATTGATATTGCAAAGGTTGCATATGATATAGATCAAGCGAAGAAGAAACAAGAAGGTGGAGAAGTTACACCTGCTCAAACTGGTAGAGGTGTAACTAAGGGTCAAAGATTGATTGTTGGTGAGAAAGGCCCAGAAATATTAGAAGCACCATTTACAGGAACTGTTAAACATAATACAGAAACCATGAATACTCTTAAATCTGAGGGTGGATCTGGTGTAGAAGTGATAGAGACATCTCTACCACCTATATTGGCAAAACCGTCAGAGGTATCTGATGATGCCACCATTGTTGCTAACCCTGCACAATTTATTGAATCAATGAATAAATTAAATGATTATATGAAGACCACACCTGAAGTTCTAGGTATGACAGTATGAGTGCAATAGTAAAAAGTTCTGGTAAAGAAACCGGAAAATTAAAATTAAATGTTACCAATATCAAAAGCACTTTATTGAAGGGTTCAAAGACCACTGCAAATTTAGCAAACATTAAAGAAAAATCTATATTTAAGAAGAAAGAAGCAGAAAAGATAAGAGCAGAGGAAAAATCATTAGAACTAGAAAAACCAAAGAAAAAAATCAAACCTGAATCATCACCGATTCAAGGTGGAAGTGTGCTTGATAAGTTAATCGAAGCAGGTATCTTAATATTGGGAGGATTCTTTGCAAATGCCATACCTGAATTAATTAAGTCACTTACGGAACCTTTCCAGAAGGCAATGGAATTTTTGAAAGGAATATATGATGGATTGAAAGATATATTTGATTTTATTATGGGAGGTGGTGCCCAAGAAGGAGATATAGAAACTAAAAAAGCAGAAGTGAATGCTCTGCTTGCAGGATATCAGGCGGATAAAGATGAAATAGAGGGTATGGCAGCAACTGGTGGTGCTGAATATGATGAGGTTGAATCAGGTATCAATGCTCTTGATGAAAAGGAATTAGAAGATGTATCAGATGAAGATGCAGAGTTAGATGATAGTGATCTTGAAAAAGATGATTCATCTGATGCTGAGTTTGAACCAGTAGATCAGGAAGATCCATCTAACTTAACACCTGTAGAAGAGAATCAAGTAGAACAGGAGGTAGATCAACCATCAACAGAAGATACAAAAGAAGCAGTTGTTGAGGGAATGAAAAAAGATCCCGAAGTTCAAAAGTTAGCAGAGGGTGGTAAGTCAAAACAAGGTGCAGCAAATGAAACAACAAATATTAAAGATAGTATTCCAACACTGCTCAGTCCGGGTGAATATGTTTTAAGAGCTAAGATTGCAAAGGCAATCGGTTATGGTGTACTAGATGGTATTAATGGTATTGGGCCTAGTTCTGGGACAAAGGAAAAGTTCAAGGAGATTGCTATGTTAAATAAAGGTAAGAAGAATGGTAAAACTGTGGTTGTTAAACAGACACAAGTAGTTCAAACACCCGTTCCCGTATAATGTCAGCAGCACCAGCATCAGCACCCTCAAAGTATAATACTATTGAGATAATTAAAAAAGATAAAGAACCTGTTGAATTAAATGCGGGTACTATATCAGTAGATTACTTTGAAAGTTTGTATTCACCTGTGGTTACGGCCACTGTATCATTCATAGATGCTGGTGGTAATGTCGAAGATGATAAAGGAAAATTGACTACTGTAAAAGAAGCATTACCGATTGAAGGATTCGAGGAAGTAAAATTAAAAATTACAACTAAAACTGGTGAATTAGATTTTACGAAAAAAGATAATACATTTAAGGTAAGTAGAGCACCTGTCCTTGCTAAAGAAGCAAACCGTCAAGTTGTGATGTTGGATTTAGTATTCAATAAAGAAAAAACAAATGATGAGAAACCTGTCTTCGATAAGTATAGAGGTAGAATAAGTGATACTGTTAAAAAAATTTTAAAAGATAAATTAAAAATATCTGGAAATAAAGTTGAGATAGATCCAACAGAAAATAGATATACTTTTATTGGTAAAGGTCGTGGTGCATTGAATGTTGTTAGAGATTTGTGTCGTAGATCAGTTCCTGTAAAGGGTGATGCAGGTTATTTTTTCTATCAAACTAAAAGTAAATTTAAATACAAGGCTATAGACGAACTTATTAAACAAGAACC